AACATTTTCAATCGTCTTTTCGCTAAAGTTGATACCACTGATTTTTGTCTTTTCCATCTTATATATACTACAGATATTATCTTTAAGTAGTTATGGTTAGTTATGTTTAATTGATTTCAATTTTTTCATAAATGACTAAAAAAGCATAACTACTCTACTTCCACCTATACTAAAGTGATACTAAATATAATCCATATTCATGTGTGTTTATATCTTTCCCAGAATACACTAAATCCACAAAATGTTTCATTTCATAATTATAAATAGAACGTCTTAAATCTTCGTACGTTGTAAAGTAAGTTATGTTATACTTATTCTTGTAATACATTATTTTGTCTCGGTCATTCATCATATATAGTATACTTATTTTATATGATTATAATTTCCATGAAAATTAAATCTAAAGACATTATATAATGAGGAAAATCAAAAAAGGAGGAGGATTAAAATCAAACACATTAAGGTCTATGATTAAGGGTAGCGGTTTTAGACAACGTCAGGGAAATCCTGAAGATGATTCAGGTGTAGAATTACCTACATTAAATGAGCATTTTGGGTTTAGACCACGTCAAGGACCTCCTGAAGATACTTCAGGTACGGAAATACCATCATTAAATGATAATCATTTAGAAAACGCTATTGATGATATAAAACGAGAAGTGTCTAAATTTTTGGACGACGCAACTTTCATGAAATTTTCAACTGTTGATAAAGACACAAACATGATGTTTCAAGACCAGCGGGAATTAATACGATTTCAAGCACTGTTAACATTAATGGAGGACATAGATAGATATTTAAATGAATTAGAGGATGAGGATGTTCCAGACATAAACAAATTAAAAAGTACGATTATAAAACTTAAAGGTTATGATACCCGTGATTTACCGCAAGAGGAAAAACTCCAACTTAAAGCAATGATAACTCGTCTAACGCAAATTTATAAACGTGTGCGATATTTATTGAATTTGTTCACATCAAAAGGTCGGGAACAGCATCGTGCGAATCGGTGATGAGTGTAACGACGTACATTTATTTTCTAAATATTTTATAACCTTATTATATAATGAGGAAAGTAGTGAAAGGAGGTGGTTTAAAAGCAAATACTTTAAAGTCCATGATAAAATCAACTTATGACAGAAGTGAGGTTGAAGGATGGCAGAAAATCATGGACACACCTGAAGTGACTGGATTTAAACATCCAAGTGGTCAAATAGCAGTTGCTCTTCGTGGAACAGAAGGTACACTTACGGACTGGCAAAACAATGCGGTTTTTGGATTAGGAGGTGAAACTGCTTACAAAATGACACCACGATACAAAAGAGCAAAAGAACGAGTAGCAGAATTAGAAAAACAATATAACCCAGAAGACATGACCATAATAGGTCACAGTCAAGGCGGTTTGTTAGCAGAAATTGTTCCTTCTAATGCTCGTGAGCGGATAACTCTTAATAAGGCAACTCGTCCTCAGGACTTTTTATTTAGACGAAGGAAAAAAAATCAGTATGATATTAGAAGTAGATTTGACCCAGTTTCATTTTTCCCATTACAAAAAAGTAATTACACGATAGATGGTGTCAGTTTGAACCCTTTGAAACAACATAGTCCAGATGTCTTAGAAGGTAATAAAATATACGGGGACTCCAAGTACGGAAACGGATTACGACAGGTAAAACGAGGTGGGAAAATAATTGTTCGTTCTTTCAACGAGAGACCAGAAAACCGCTTCATAGAAGGACCAACAGACATGTTTTGATTACCATAGTAAATAATACGATAAATGAGCAGGAGTAAATTTATCAGCATCTTTCCATCTTCTGTTTCTATTTCTAAAGTTATCCCTACGTTTTTTATCTTTATGTTTTGTATAATCCTGATAAAGAATACTCCCAAAATGAACCTTTTTTCCATCTTCATTGAATACCATATATTTCTTATGTTTAGAAGTAGATAAATATAAATCAACATGATTTCCGTAATACTTTTTCAGTTGTCTTAAAACTATTTCAGGATTGCTTACATTATATATTTCTTCCATATAATAATCCAATATTTTTATATGTATCTATTATATAATGAGTATTTACACACCTCCAAATAAGCAACAGAGTATATTCAATCCAAGAAATTTTGGTAGTTTAGGTCAAGGGGGTGAGATAAACAGAGAATATTTAAATGCTAACTTTCTTGCTTTCCCTGTTGCACAAGGAACTATTACTTTAGTTTCTGCGAATGTATTAGGAGACATAAATCAACAAGGTGATTACATTACAAGCGGTGACATTGTAGTAGACGATATTTCAGGTGATATCATTTCAGCGAATACAATATTAATAGGCACACAAAATCTTCTAACGGAAATCACTACTAATACTGGGAAAATTATTACAATTAATGGTTCACTTGAAACAATCGCTAGTGATGTTTCAAAAAAACAAGAGAGATTAATAACAGGTGAGAACATTTCCATAGATACATCCAATAACATCACCTTAACTGAAGTGGTTACAGATAGTGAATTATCAACCGCACTAGACACGAAACAAAATAAACTAATCACTGGCAGTAACATTTCCATAGATGCTTCTAATAACATCACCTTAACAGAGGTGGTTACAGGTAGTGATTTAACAACAGCACTTGACACAAAACAAAATAAACTAATTACAGGTGATAACATTTCCATAGACGCATCCAATAACATAACCTTAACAGAGGTGGTTACAGATACTGATTTGTCAAACGCACTTGAAACAAAACAAAATAAATTGATTACTGGTGATAACATTTCCATAGATGCTTCTAATAACATCACCTTAACAGAAGTGGTTACAGATACTGATTTGTCAAACGCATTAGAATTAAAACAAAATAAATTGATTACTGGTGATAACATTTCCATAGATGCTTCCAATAACATAACCTTAACAGAGGTGGTTACAGATACTGATTTGTCAAACGCATTAGAATTAAAGCAAAATAAACTAATTACAGGTGATAACATTTCCATAGATGCTTCCAATAACATCACCTTAACAGAAGTGGTTACAGATACTGATTTGTCAAATGCATTAGAATTAAAACAAAATAAATTGATTACTGGTGATAATATTTCCATAGATGCTTCCAATAACATAACCTTAACAGAGGTGGTTACGGATACTGATTTGTCAAATGCATTAAATGCCAAACAAGATACTTTAAAAACCACCACTAATATTGATACTGGATTGATTAATGCAGGTACTATTACTATACGAAGTAATTCTCAACTGAATACACCTATTGTATCCGCCACAACTTCCATGTCAGCACCAACTATAACTGCTGGAACGAATTTGTTTTATGGGGCAAACAATGTCGCAACTAAGATTAGTGGTTTAGAAGACAATAAACAAAATAAATTAACAGCAGGTAACAATATTACGATTGACGAATCAACGAATGTTATTTCATCTACAGGAGGAACAGCAATTGATTCATCCACAGATTTGACATGTAGAACATTGACAACCATTAATAATGCTACTATAGGTGGCAGATTAACTATAGCAAATCGTATCAGTTTTAGAGTTGGACGAGAAACAGGAAGTAATTTTTCAGGAAATGTTACAATGCCACTTAATTTTGAAGATTACGATTATAGCAATAGTTATAATACTGGAACATACACATTTACAGCACCAATTAAAGGTATGTATGTGTTCTATATCAACATCAGTTCTAATGGTAATAATTCATTTGGACTAAATATTAGAGTCAATAGTCCTATCACATCAAGAACTATATTACGACTTATACAAAATCAAAACGGAGCAGGTTCAAATAAAACAACATGTGGGACTACTATTACTCTATTGGAGGCAAATGACCAAGTAAGTGTTGTAAAAACAAATGGTATTATTCGTTTTGAGAGTTATCCTGATTCATTTTTTGGAGGTCATTTTTTAGCATAATTTTATCTTGTTCTATTATATATGGACATCTCAAAAATATTGATAAAATATTATCTTGAAAAAGATTGGATTTGTGATAAAACCTACGAATCTCTTGAATGGAACGACACGACTATGCCTAAACCAACTGAAGAAGAATTTTTATTGAAATATGAGGACTTCTTACTAGATGAGATGCGTGAAGAGCGTGATACTTTATTGCGTGAATGTGACCATTGTGCTTTACCAGATTATCCAAGAAGAGACCAATGGTTGACCTATCGTCAAGAACTTCGTGATTTTCCAAGCATATGGGTCATAGGAATGGACTTTCCCATGAAACCCAATAAATAAAATATTTATATAAAGTATAATGAGTGCTTATAACCCACCTGATAAAAATAGATCTATTTTCAATTCTAAAAATTATGGAAATGCTATAACCGCTTTAGCAGATACTACTTTTGATGAGGTCAATGCTTCTATTGGTAAATTTACTCAATTGTTTATTGGAAATGATAATGTGGTAAGTATTCTTAACGGAAAAAAAGATATTAATCCTATAGCATTTAGAGCATTTAGTGAAAGCAGTAGTTTTACAACTTTGGGAGGTAATTTACCTTATTCCATAACAGATTATAATTTAGGAAGTGCCTATAATGCGACTACTCGTGAGTTCACTGCTCCATTGTCAGGATTATATTTTTTTTCCTTTCGTTTTTTTCCTACATCTGCATGTGAAGTAAATTCATTGATTGAACCATTGAACCCTGATTCAAATCTAAATGGAAGTGTTTTTATTAGAGAAAAAGTTAAATCACGAGCAACCATAGAAGACAATGAAAGCATAGGGTCAACTTCTACTATTTTACAATGTCACTCAGGAGACAAAGTGTATGTACAATTAGTAAGTGGAAGCATAAGAATGACGGATACAAGTTATAGTGATGATTATACGGAAGACGGAAACCATCATTGCTCATTTACTGGTCATTTTTTAGGATAATTAAATTCTATGGTTATATATATGAATTGGTCTCAAGCAGTAGATAGTTTATTGGATAAAACTTAAAGAGATATTTTAAGATATAATAAGAATGCCTCGTAAAGCGGTAGATTATTCACGAACCATTATTTACAAAATTGTATGTAATGATTTAAATGTAAACGATTGTTATGTTGGTTCAACTACTGATTTTTCCAAACGAAAAAGTCAGCATAAACGAAATTGTATTAATGATATAAACTATAAAAATGGTATTAAAATATATGAAACAATAAGAGGAAATGGTGGATGGGACGATTGGAGTATGATTGAAATTGAAAAATACCCATGTACAGATAATAATGAGGCAAGAACACGTGAAAGATATTGGTTTGAGAAATTGAACTCAACGCTTAACACTTATAGACCTTCTTCAACAAAGGAAGAAAAACAAATATACAATAAAAACAAATGCTATGAATATAGGCAACAAAATAGAGAGAAATTATTAGATGAAAAAAAAGAATACTGGGAAAAAAATAAAGATGTTTTAATTGAGAAACACACAATATACAGAGAACAGAATAGAACTAAAATAAATAACCAAAAGAAGGAACATTACGAAAAAAATAAAGATGAAATTAATAGGATTAGACGAGAAAAATATAAGAGCAAAGTTAGTATTAATATCTCTACATAATATATATGGAAAAGGTTTCTTTACCAATGATTATTAATGATTTACGCTCTCGTCGTGATTGCCTTTCGTTAGCACATGAAAATTTGAAATTAGAAAGTGATAATTGGAATAAATGTATCATTGTAGTTTCTTTAGCAACAGGTTTTTTTGAATCTATGAAAATGAAAATGGGTTGGGATTCAAATGTAGTATCTCTTGTACCAATTGCATTAAGTTCCATCATTGCATGTATTTCTGCCTTGATTAAATTCAAAAACTTTCCGTCACAGATGGAAATACTACTACAATCTCAATCTTTACTCACTCACACCTTGACCAATGCTAGAAATGAAAAAGAGTTATTACCTAATTTGCTAAAAGAATATAACGATAGTTTAGAAAAACTTGAAGTCAGTTTATACCCTGATATACGCAAAAAATTCTTAGTCCAAAGTCATAACAATTTAATATCCATCATGAAAAAAGAACAAAAATATTTTGAAACCATCAATAAAATAAAAAATGGGGATTATGTCATGAGAAGCGATAGTAGCGTGGATAGTAATGATATTGAAATGTCAGTAAAGAATCAAAGTGATGAATTATAATGTTAGTATAATATAAGTATGCCTCCTAAAAAAGATGTCGTCAATGCAAATGGAATGGTGGACTTTTATAAATCTATGCCAAAGAAGTTTCTATTACATTCTCACAACCCTAATATCAAAGAACACAAATTGAACTTACCGTTTAGAATGCTTATCATTGGAGGAAGCGGCGCTGGAAAAACGCAAACGCTGATGAATTTAATCCGCATCATGAATGGGACATTCAACAACATTCATATCATTACCAAAAACAAAGATGAACCGCTTTACAATTACCTTGAAAGCAAAGTGGATAATGGTTTGACCATCACAGAAGGCATAGATTCTGCTCCTAATTTAGATGAGTTTGATAAAAAAGAACAAACTTTGATAGTTATGGACGATTTGGTCTTGGAAAAAAATCAAAAACAATTAGAACAATATTTCATACGAGCAAGAAAACTAAATTGTAGTTTGGTGTATTTGTCTCAATCCTATTTTGGTGTGCCTAAAATGATACGAATGAATTTAAATTACCTCATCATCAAACGCTTGAATACGTTACAAGATTTGTTCCGCATGATGCGAGAATATTCTTTAGGGGTATCTAAAGATGTATTGGTAGATTTGTATCAACATTCTATTCAAGATAACAAACAAGATTTTTTATTGGTTGATTTAGACAGCGAACCCAAAGACCGATTTAGGTTTAATTTTTTAGATGTGTATGATTTGAATGGGATTTAGAACTAGAATTGATAAAAATTCATTATATTAAACAATTATAAAATCCTAATCTTTTTTTCTTTGGTTATATTATAATGTTTGTGGGCAATTTTACAAGTGTCGCAGATGAACGAGCAAAGAAAAAAAACCAACAAGATGTCTTGAAATTGATGATTCAGAACGAGGCACTCAAAGAGCGAAAAGTAAAAGATTATCAGAACCCATATAATCCACCTGAAGTACCTCCGCAATATAAGTCACGAGCAGAGCGACGAGGAGACACCGCAAAACAAGAACAAGAAGCGATTACCAATTTACAATCTTTATTTGATTTTGATGTACGAGGGATTAACCAAGTTATGAGTGATATTCGTAAAGTAAGAAACGAGGATGGTCTTATCATTTTCAATGCTCTATTTCCACAAATCCGTAATCGTATTGTCAATCAAACCAATCCCAATTTATTGACACCTGATTTTGTCAGTGATATTATTCGTGAGTTCATTATCCGTGCAGAAGATACAAACCCATTGACTCGTGTAGAAGGTGACATAGTAAGCAATGCTTTTAATGATTTGGAAGTGGAATACCATGTAGATATAATAAGTGATTTAGTGGATAAATCCATAGAGTTAGGAATGATTGTAGTTAACTTAACAGATTTGAAAGGTTTAATGTATCAGATGGATTCTACTATCAAAGACATGAAATCCAATGCTTCTTTGACTTCAATGGATATTGATGAACTATCCAAACGCATATTAAAACTTTATAAAAAAATGGGTGTGCCTTCGTTAGGTCAACTTCGTAAACTAGAAACCTCTAAAAATGTAGAAAGAGATATTGAAAGAATCAATGATAAAGTAAATCCTGATGCTCAAGCATTTGAGAGCGTAAGAGTATCTATTATTAAAGACATACGAGAAGGTGATGTGGAACAACGATTGAAACAAGCAGAATCAGATAAATTGAGTTCTAATGCATCCATGCAAGATATTATAGCAAATAGCGTGGAAGAATACAGAATACAAGAGCGAATGCAAAATATGGGAGCAGAAGATGAATTTACCCAAAATATGGGAGCAGAAGAATCAGAAGAATCCTTATCCCAAGAAATGATGTCTTTAGATGTTGGTGACATATCAGAGATAGCAAAAATAATGACAGACGGGGTTACATATAGAACTGACGAAGGACCTA